CGAATTCTTGCTTTACGAACTCTAAAGGCATGTCTTTAGTCGCTAAAACTACCTCTTTGGGGTCCAAAAATGGATTATCCAAGGATTTAAATGTCCAAGCTCCCCACTCATCAGCCTCGTCTGCTTGCCCTGCGCTTAAAAAGAGGTCATAAAAGTGATTTTTTCCGTTTGGTGTCCCTATGAATAAGCCTCCCCCTCTTACATCAGCTAATGTTGGACGAATTATAGCCGTCCAAACATCTTCCTTCATAAAAGCATACTCATCCATGACAACATAGGACAATCCAACACCTCGGAGAGTCTCTGGGCGATCAGATCCTTTAAGATAAATCTGTCTCCCGTTTGTAAGGGTAAGTATGCACTCATTCTCCCTTACCTTCTCCGTTATAGGCGCAGCCATTTGCTTTAAAGACTGCCACATAATATCTTTGGCTTGGTTAAATGTCGGAGCTATGTAGTAACAAGCTTTATCCGACAGGTCGTAGCCGTACTCGTTTTTCATTTCAAGAGCTTTTATAATTAACTCCACCCTAGCCAGATAAGATTTACCAAATCTTCGTCCCGCGCCAACAACTTTGAAACGCTTTGGAGATGTGAAAATCTTTTGCTGTGCTTGGTGTAATTTAAACGTAAGCTCTGTTGTCACAAATTACTTCTTCTTCTTAGGTTTCTTCTTCTTCTTCTTCTTTCCAGTCAGGTTCTTCTTTTCAGGCGGTCTGCCTCGTTGAGGACCATAAGTTCCTGGGCCTTCTGGCATGATTATTTACCGCCGTTAGACACGCCTTTAGGCGGTATGTTAGTTGCTGGAGCTATAGACGCTGCCGTGTGTAGCTCGGCACTTAACGTAACACCTTGGTTATTTACACCACCTGATTTCCCCGCATTAGCTTTATCGCTACATTGCCGATCTTTCATACTCTTGCACCTCCTTGAAATCTGCCTCAACAGTTTCGTTTTCTTCAACACTGATGTCATCAAGACCTTTAATATTGATGACGATTCCTCCAGCTTCTTGAGCGCCGTAATGCTCAACAGCTTTCCTAGCCGGTATTGCTCTTTCAAGCAGGAGGCGTGCGGCTGTCATATCACCTCCTTTAGCTTCTTTTACGACTCTTCGTATAATAGCCTTAAATTCTTTGTTCATTTCTCCAGCGAATTGATCTATCAACTCGTTTTGAAGAAGCGTTAACTTATTCTTTGACCCTGGTGTTCTACCTTGAGGGTTAAGTGATGGTCCCCCTTTTACTAAGGCTGGATTACCTCTTTTTTTAGCCATAAACTAAAATTGCCTATTATATTGTAAATTAGCTCTTGTAGAACCCGGAACACTTGGTGTACTGCTCGCTCCTCCTGTTAAAGTACCACCAAAAAGATTATTCAAATAACCGCTAAATAATAGCTCTTGCATAGGATCACCTCCAAGCGTATTTCCTCTTAGTGTAGTTCCTATCCTACCTCCGTAGCTCGGTGTGTTATAACCTAGTCCAGCTTCTCCGCTATATGCTCTTGGTATAAATCGATTAAAGTTTTCTATACCCCCGCTTGCATCTAAGCTTAAATTTTCAGTTAAACCTAAATTTTTATCTAGGCTTAGTCTAGGAAGTCTGTTTGTACCCAAATAGCTTGGTCTTGAACTAAACAAACTACGCCTTCCTGACGCTTGCATTATAGGTTGCTGCGTTTCCCCTTCTTTTACTAAACGCGGTGTCCGCCCTTTTGGTGTAGGTTCAGAATAAGGAGCTAGTATACCCTCTAACCACTGAGGGTCTTGCAAGCGTTCAAGCACAATTTGTCGAGTTAATTCGTCCATTTATACTAACGAAAGATTTCCTTTATCCGCTTATTTTTAGTTATATCTGGTATAGTGTGGTGGTACTTACCATACATCTCTTTTTGGGCGTCACGATCTCCTGACAAAATTCTTTTAAAGAGCTTATCCGTACCCTTTTGCTGGTAAAGATTAGCTAAAAAAAGCTCTACCTGCTGTTCCGTAGATAAGAGATTTGGATCTCCGTGATCCTTGGCTTCTTCTACCCAAGAAGGCACCTCCAATCCCCTGGCTTTGTAAGTTGCCTTTGTTCTATTTAATCCAGTAACAAACGCATTACCTTCTCCTTTGGTAAGAAATTGAAAAATTCCTCTTGCTGAGCTAATGTCGCTAACAGTGTCTGTACCACCAGAACTTTCTATCTCTGCTACATTATTAATAAACTCTTTTAGATTAGTAGTGTCTTTTATGTTATATACACTAGAAAGAATATCTATCATGTTATTTGTATTTTGAGGCTCTGGTGTCATTTCAAGGCTCTCAGAAGAAAGATCGTCTAAAGCTGAACCTGTTGGATCAAAAGAAGACCCACGTAAACTTTGTACTGCAGACTGAATAGGGTCGCCCGTGAGGAAATTATAAGGCATTAATAGGGTCTGGAGAACTTACTGAAAATGTCCCGCCCTAGCGGTAAACTTGAGTCTTTTCCCATTCCAAACGTTCTTAATGCTAAGGATGGATTGTGTATAGAACCTAAAGAAGCCGCATTGCGCGGCACAGAGCCGTACATTTGGTTTGGGCCGAACGAGAACTGCCCTTGGGGTAGAGGTGATGGCGGGAGTTGCTGTTGGAACTGGTTATTTAGTGCTGACCCATACGAATTCATTTTCCTACGATTATCCTCCCCAACAGGACTAGTAGGCTGCATGAAAGAACCGTAAGTTGAAACAGGCATAGTATCTCCCTTTTAAAAAAACAATTCTATTCAAGCGTACCTACATTATACACTATTTCTACACCCCTGTCAAGGGGGAATGTGCTATTTATTTTATGGCGGAACCTTCACGGGCGTTTTAGTTTAAAAAAATTCTCGTTTTTACAATCGTCATAAACTATTGATATTTAAAACAAATACGGTATTTTTAGAGTAAAAGGTGCAGGTTATAGAGTTCTAATTTTAAAGTACTACTACCGCTCCCCCCTTTTAGCGGGTTTGTTGATAGTAGTTATAAAAAAAAGAGTATTATATATAGTTTAGTATCTATAGTATATAGTAGTATATAGTATATAGTATATAGTATATATAGTAGTATATATATTATATATATATTATATTATATATATATAGTTGTTCTTACTTCTCATTACTGGGTAGTTTTTTGAAATAACTTTATTTAAGTAGGTCAACGTTTTATTTAGATAATAATACCATTACCCGAACCTATTTATTGAGTTGGGTTTAAGCCAAAGTTTTCTACAAGAAAACTATTCTTTCAAGTTTAATATTAAGTCTTTGTTTTATAAACAAAATATATCTAATATCTTTAAATAGCTATCTTACTTTGATTTAGATATTTGTTAAAATCCTCCTTTGATGTATTAGGGATGCTTCATCATATATATCCAGCATCGATCCAGACTCCCCCGCCCCTTCCCGATTCATATGGGATAGTGTGGCTCACTCAAAAGTTATCCACAATTCATCCACAACCTAAAAGTTATACACAGGTTGTTAACAGGATATCCCCAGGTTATACAAAGTTATCCACAGGGTATATATTAGATATCACTATATTAGCGGATTGTAATGTAACGGATTTGAGAGGAGAGAGAGAGTGTTGGACCCACACTTACCTAATATTCCTTTGGCATAGGATAGTTCATAAGTACCTCCCCCCTGTAGGGTAGGCATGGGCACCACTAGATCGTAGCGTGACAGCGACTAGAGACGGTCTCACGGGCTATGTTCTGCTAGGGTTGAGGTTGTTCCGAGTACTCAAATTGCAGGCAATAAAAAAGCCCCCGCAGGGGCTTAAATGGTATGCAATGGAGAGTCTCCCTAGTGTTTGCGATATGACACGTTAGCAACGTTCTTATCCCAACATGCGCGACACGCGCCACACTGATTACCTTGCGACTGCGCCGGACATGCGTGCCCTAGAGGCTCATTGAGCTTGTGGACAGTGCTCGTGTTCTCAAACCTGCTTGGTGGCCTGCCGTCTATCATTGGCGCGCTAGCGCGTATTACGAGATTATCTGCAAGTTTGAGCGTGTCTAGCCGGTCGCCACTAGGGCTATAATTCATCCAAAGATTATTGAATCTACGTGCTATGGCTAGTTCCCGCGTTGGTAGCCAATGTTTTACGGTAGGCGTAGCAAGTGCAATGTCATTAATCAGGATCAACACTGCCAAGCTCGCCAAGTCTCCCGCATCGAACCACCGGTGGTATGGTTCCCCGGTCTTCTCAACTGCGCGCAATATCTGATCGCGCATACCTAAGATGAAGGCTTCCCGATCCGCCCCCTTAAGCAGTGAAGCTTCGATCAACGCTTGCTCATTGCGAGCATAGCCTAACGCAACACTAGGGCGCATTTTAGCGATGCGTCGTGCGTAGCATTCTGCGCAAGTACTACCAGGTACTACCGCAAGCTTTGCGCCTACCGCACAAGCGAACGGATCGGTTGCGAACGACGATCCTGGCATTTTGCTATTTTTGATTGATATCGATCTACCTAGCGTTGCCCTAACGGCTGCAGCGTTAGATGCAAACTCAAATTTTAGACTTGGCATAATTGATTATCCTTCAATAGGTTAAGACGTACGCCCAGGATAGGACGTAGATTGTAATTAGGATGTATTGGTGCATGTGCATTACCAAGTGACACGTTGTGCGGATAGACGATCGTCCCAGTTCTTCGCTTGTTCTGCAGTAGCCGGCTCCCCAGCGTGGAGTCTACCGTAACACTGGCAGTTCATGGTTGCAGGATGGCTGCACGATTCAATAGTGTCACTGACAATCCAGCACTGATTATCGTAGTCGTAATATGTTGGTGTAGTCATTAATTAGTACCACCGTATATATAAAATAATAGTAATAGGAGGACGCACTATATCGTACGGTAAGCATATGTCAAGCACTTAAACCCAATAATTTGCGCGTGTTCTACGTTGAATTTTAAGCAATAAAAAAGCCCCCGCAGGGGCTTAATAGTCTTATTTTTGTATTTTTTACGCTGCAGGATCGTACACGTTATAGCCAGGGTTTAACGACCACGCAGCCTCTGCTCGTATCGTGCGGTATACGGTCCTAGATCGGCTTTCAGTGTCCAAGTGAGACACATTTTGCCCCGTAGGCTTTAAGGCTTCCGTTGCAGCGTTAAGCAACCACCACGCATTCCGCCCACCACTAGTATGTTCGCCAATGGTAGACGTTCCCCACTCATCCAGTGCGCGTCCCAACTGTGATGCGCTCAATCCTTTATTGCGGTATACGGTCGCTAGAATCTCATCACCTTTCGAACGGCCTATAGGCGTATCGTTTAGGCGTTTAAACGTGTCAGACAAGGCTGTCCGAGCGTGGTCAAGGCCGTTAACAGCTTGCCCGATTAGGGCTGGTATTCGGTGCGCGATATTCGTTGTCTGTTTAGACTTCCAATTGCCTAGGTCACCGTGGAAGCATAGGTTACTACAGACAAGTACTTTACTGCCGATTAGCAGTCCACGGCTAACACGTTGATCGTGAGCACCACGCAAACCTACCAGAAGTTTATGCTTTAAGTGCTCAGGCTTGCGGGGGTACGGCGGAAGAACGTTGTCAAATACATTACTCGTTGGGTAGTCCGCGTGCGTTGGATCTAACGCGACCTGCATTAGCCCGAATAGCCGATTGCCGTCTTTTGTAACAACGAACTGCTCATTGTCTACGCGGTAACCTGCAGCCTCTATCGCATCGTGAGTGTTGTCAGCAAACTCCGCAAAGGAATACGGTGCGTGTCGAGCGCCCAATGGTTCTGGAGTTACTAACCCCGAGAGTTCCGAGCGCGTCAACTGTACATCTGTCGCTGAGTTATAGAGTAAGTTTCCTGCGTACATAGTCTTAATCTCCGTAATTGGTTAAGGTGAAACCGGACTGTACTACAATTTTATATGTGTTGCAACCCCCTATATGCAATAAATAATAAATATCTGTTATTACTTAATTCTAAGTAGTACGGTAGCTGTACTTGTTAATATTTATTACAGGAGTGCACCGACTATGAGAACTAAACCGGCAAACCTAGAGAACACCCACTTTTGGCAATTACCCAATAATTCATTGCGATATATTATTGCCGACTGCAATGCTGCTATTCAAGCAAATCCAAGCAACCCAAAATGTTACACTGGGCGGGGAAATTATGCCGACCAAATCAACGATGCTGCCACAATTTTAGGGTGGCGAGCGGAGACCTGATCCAAGGGGTTTTATTAAAACCCTTAGTAATTGGTTGTGGGGTTTTTTCGGTACACAACTCACGTTTTTACAACTAATTTGTGATACACTTGACATCTTTACTTTTGGCGTTAACAACATGGCAACACCCACACGGAAATCAGAATACATAGAATCTTTTTTGACCGCAGCCACCGGCAGTGACCGTCGGTCCAGTATTGTTAACGACACCTGCGTCTTTTGCAGTGTCACGGTCTCGCGTAAAGCGGAGTGGTTCGCTCCGGGCGAAGTGGATACTTTCCTGGATGAGATCAGCCGTCGCCGCAAACACACCCTCTCAGGGTTGTGTCAAGACTGTCAAGACAAACTTTTCTTAGACCCGGCGTTAAATAGGGGCATGAGGCATTGATGAAACTGGAAATCAGATGTGCGAGTTTGCGTGATTTGATCTTTGTCGATCATCTTCAAAAACGCAATGCAGAGGAGTTGGCTTTTTATCCCAAACAAGTGTTCGAGCGGGAAATAGAGAATGAAAGAATCTTATTAGCGCTGGTTAACAACGAACCCGCTGGCTATCTCTATCACGGCGCTCAGCGAACTTCCGCGTTCACAAAAATACATCAAGCCTGTATTGAGTACGATTTGCGGGGCAACTGGTACGGAGCAGCCTTGTGCAAACTGCTAGAAGAAAGCGGGATATTATTGGGGATAGCCGGGATACAATTGCGCTGCGGATCGGATGTCGCAGCAAATAGATTCTGGGAGCTGATGGGCTATCGATGTGTTGACGTTCAGCCTGGAGGCGTGAGGCGAATGCGTGACATAAATGTGTGGATGAAAGAATTAGCCGTGTCCTTATTTCCATACGATTTCGTTGAGCCGAGCGATAAGAAAAAAGACAGCAGCGTTTGGCGTCGGCGCGGCAGCGCTCTCTCGCAAAGCAGGATGCTCCGAGGGCAGTCGCTTTTGGATTATAGGCGGAAAGTCCTTGATGAGGCTGGCGTCGAAGACAAGGTGACGTAAGGCATTAGTGAAATGGGTAGCGAACTGGCCGGGAACATACTTGTGCTGTTGATCGTCGTTTGGATCATCACAGCCTTGCACGATTTTTTTAACCAGTAGCAGGAGGAGCAACAACAATGGCAATGAAAGCGAATAACTATGGGCCGAGGCACTATCGCACTAGTTCAATACAACCTTGGGACTATATTACGTCACATAATATGCAGTTTTGCGAAGGGAATATTATTAAGTACGTCAC